CAGAGGTGATGCTTTTTATGTGATGGATTCAGTCGGCTATAATGATAATATCTCAACTGCTGTTGCAACAACAGAAGGATTTGATAGTAACTATACTGCTACTTATTATCCTTGGGTTAAGATTCTTGATTTTGACAGAAACAAACCGATTTGGGTTCCCCCATCTGTTGTTCTTCCTGGTGTCATTGCATTCAATGATCGTGTTGCTGCAGAATGGTTTGCTCCTGCTGGTTTGAATCGTGGTGGTTTGACAGAGGTAGTTGAAGTTAAATCTCGTTTGACTCATGCTGAACGCGATACACTTTATGAGGCACGAATCAATCCTATTGCAGTGTTCCCATCAACAGGAGTTTGTGTTTGGGGTCAAAAAACATTGCAAGGTCGCCCATCTGCTCTTGACCGTATAAATGTTCGCCGTCTCTTGATTGCTGCTAAGAAATTCATTGCTTCTTCCACAAGATACCTTGTGTTTGAACAAAACACTTCACAAACACGCTCAAGATTCTTGAACATTGTAACACCATACTTGGAATCAATTCAACAACGTCAAGGTTTGTATGCTTTCCGTGTTATCATGGATGAAAGTAATAACACTCCTGATATTATTGACCGCAACATCTTATACGGCCAGTTGTTCTTACAACCAGCCAAGACTGCTGAATTTGTCATACTTGACTTTAATATCCAGTCTACTGGTGCTGCTTTCCCTGGTGCTTAATTGATATGAGTGGGGAGTTGAAATATACTCCCCATATTTTTTTCAAAGTTGTATATTTATCTAGGAAGATATTTTTAATTTGGAGATATAAATGGCTGAATTACTCGATCCCAATGAAATTTTTTTCACACCGTTTGAGCCAAAATTACAGAATCGCTTTATCATGTATATTGAAGGCGTTCCTGCATATTTGGTAAAAGGTGCTGGTAGACCAAACATTAGTTTCAATCCAATCACACTTGACCACATCAACGTCAAACGTAAAGTAAAGGGAAAGGGTGAATGGCAAGATATTTCAATAAAATTGTATGATCCTATCGTGCCTTCCGCTGCTCAGGCAACAATGGAATGGGTGCGTCTTTCACACGAATCTGTAACAGGTCGTGATGGTTATTCTGACTTCTATAAGAAAGACATAACACTTCATGTTCTCGGTCCTGTTGGTGATAAAGTTGAAGAATGGACACTTAAAGGTGCTTTCATTACTGCAACAACATTCGGTGAAATGGATTGGGCAAATGATGCTTTTGTTGAGATTTCTCTCACACTTGCATATGATTATGCTATCCTCCAATACTGATTTTATTATCATATTGAAATTGAAATAAAATACGGGTATACTGATTTTTTCGGTATACCCATATTTATATTTGTAAAATAAAACGTTTTATTACAAACAATGTTATAGGATTTAAGTTATGACAAAAATTCCAACCGGTTACAATGTAGCCAATGAAGAAGTTGTTTCGGATGCCGATATTAAGGCACAACTTTTAGCTGAACACAAACAAACTAATGTTAAAAAATCTAATTTTCCAACAGAGTTAATTCCATTGCCTTCAAAAGGTCTTTTGTATCCAGAAGGTCATCCTCTGGCAGAAGGAACTATTGAAATGAAATATATGACTGCTAGAGAAGAAGATATTTTAACATCACAAAATCTTATTAAACAAGGTGTGGTTTTAGACAAATTGTTTGAGTCTTTGATTGTTACCCCTATCAATTACAACGACTTGTATGTTGGTGACAAAAATGCAATTATGGTTGCTGCTAGAATTTTGGGATATGGAAAAGATTATACAGTTCAAATTGATGATCCTTTTTCACCCGGCAATAAACAAAATGTTACAATAGATTTAACTCAAATTGAGCACAAGGAGGTCGATTATTCGCCATTTGAGAACAGAGCAACCGAATTTGATTTTGAACTTCCACTATCTAAGAGAAATATAACTTTTAGATTTATGACACATGGATTGGAAAGACAGATTCAATCAGAGATAAAATCAATCAATAAATCAGTTATTAAGTCTGGAATTGATAGGGATTTAACAACAAGACTCAAACATATTATTACATCAGTTGATGGTGAAACTGGTAGAGTTGCTATAAATAATTTTGTTGATAATGAATTGTTTGCAGCGGATTCGAGAGCATTGAGGTCATTTATGAAGGAAATCTCACCTGATTTAGACCTATCGTTCACCTTTATTTCGGATATTACTGGTGAGGTTAAGGAGATAGACATACCCATAGAGGTATCATTTTTTTGGCCTGGCACCTGATTATAGATTAGGTTTACATGAAGAAATCTTTTCTTTATGTTATTATGGCAAAGGTGGTTTTACTTGGGATGAAGTTTACAATCTTCCAGTTCATTTGAGAAGATTCTATATCAATCAAGTTAAAAAGGCAATGGAAGAAAAGAATAAGGCAGAACACGCTGAAGTATCTAAACATAAAGTCAGTATGCCTACATTTTCAAAACCATCAACACCTAGACGATAATTTTGCGGTTTACATATTTATAGGATATGTAGACCGTTTTTATTTTATTAGTATTTGTAGAAAAACGTGGCATCAAAAGAAGACGTAAAACTTGCCTCTGAACTAAAAGATTTAACTGAAACACGAATTGAATTAGAAAAACAAATCGTTGAACAGAAAATCAAAATGGGATCGGAGGATAAAAAATCAATAGAAAATATCAAGAAACTTGTATCATTAGAAGCACTTCGTATGGATTCCGTAGAGAAGGAAGAAGAAGTGCGCAAAAAAATTCAAGATATAGAAAAGGAATCTGAAAAAAGAATAAAAGAATTTGAAAAATATGAAAAAGAATCTCTAGGCAGAATACAGGAAGAAAATAAGGGCACCGATGACCTAAATAAAAAAAATAACCAAAAAAAAGAAAATGTAAAACAGGCAAATAGATACGCTAAAGAACAAAGAGATATAACAGTAGAACTGAACTCTCACATGGGTGTATTGAATGATAAAGCAAAAGGCCATGCCGCTGTTTTATTAAAAACTGCGGGTGTTAATGATACAATCGCAGAATCTTATACAACAATAGCACATCAAATCAAAGAGGGGTATGCCGGCAGTGAAAACTTCATGTCAGTCGTGGATGAGACACGGAACATAACCAGTGATGTCTCTAAATTATATGCCGAATCTATCGATCAAACTGGTCAAATTGAAAAGGGCTCTGCAAAAATAGTAGATACTGATAAAGCTCGTCAAGATATTGCTCTAAAACGTTTCCAAATTGAAAGTGGTCAATTAGGATTGAGTGCATCAGAACAGGCAATGACATTGAAAATTCTTCGTCAAGATGAAGAAAGACTTAATACTATAGATCAACAAAATAAATACATAGAAGCACAAAACTCAAAAATGGGGATGATAAATGATATAGGAAGTAAATTGGGAACTTCTATGTCATCTTGGGTTACTAAACTACCCGGTGGTGAAAAAATTTCAAAACTTATCGGAATTGATAAAACTGCCGATAACATGAATAAGTCATTCACATCTGCCATCCAAAATGGTCTTCAAGGTAATTTCAAAACTGCTTTTGCTGAAGGCGCTAAGGGTCTTGGCAGTATGATTGCAATGGCTCCAAAACTTGTTGCCGGATTAGGATTGGGTGTATTAGCTGGTGGTTTTGGTTTATTGGCAAAAGGTGCAAAAGGAGTATTTAATGTACTGATGGAAGTTGATGGTGTCATTGCTCAAATGGGTAAAGACTTCGCCATGGGTAAAAAAGAAGCCGGTCAGTTATACCAACAAACTGTTAAAATGTCAAATGAGTTGAAGATAACTGGAATAAACTCAAAAGAAATTGCAGAGGGTATTCAAGTTGCAAGTGAGGCATTTAATGGTATAGATGTTGCATCACAGATAATGTCAGGTAACAAAGAACTCGAAGGTTTTGTAAAACAAGCGGCTGTTTTAACAAAACAATTTGGATTATCTGGTGCTGAAGTTGCAAGGATAAAAGATATAGCAACCATTACTGGAACATCAATGGATAAACTTGTAAAAGAATCCGTTGATATGGGTAAGGGTGTTATGAATGCCAAAGAATCTATGAAAGTTCTTGCAGGTATTCCAAAAGAAGTTGCTGTTGGTTTCAAAGGAGCATCCAAAGAACTTGTTGCTGCTGCTCAAAAGGCAAAATTATTAGGAACTGATCTTAAGAAAATAAAAGATATTGGTAGGGGAATGTTAGATTTGGAATCATCTCTAACTGCAGAATTTGAGGCACAGGCAATCACCGGTAAAAATATGAACTTGGATGCCGCAAGAAGATATGCAATGGAAGGTAACATCTTTGGATTACAAGAAGAATTGTTAGATAAAGCCGGTTCACTCGAAGATTTCACAAGTATGAATGTTATTCAGCAGGAGGCATTTGCTAAGGCA